AAAGATGAGGGCGTAAAACATAGCCGTCAGGATGAATGAGGAGGCAGTGCGAGGTCCTGACGTGATTAGTAAGATTATAGATACAATAAAAATTAAAGTCATTGATGCTTTGTATAGGATAAGTTTCTTCATAGGCAACCTGATCACAAAGTCCATCAGGTTTCTTGCTACCTAAAAACTTAGCAGCACCCCATTCTATTTTTTCACATGATTTATTTATTGCGTACACCGCATCTGGAAGATCTAAATCTGCCAGAATAAGTAGAGTAACCTCAGGTATTTTTAGCACGGTTTACCGACCTATTGAATAACACATATAAGTCTAGCAGATTAGAATCTAAATTTCTAGCTTCAATATACAAATTATTATGATCAGCAAGCATTGTTTTATTAACATCTGCATAGTCATCAACCCATAGTATAGGATAATTTTTATAACACTCCTGTAAGTATGGATTCTTTTTCATAATAGGCACTCTCTTCAAACTAAGCACCTCCCAATTCCTATGACAATCAACAGCGTTACCTTCTGGACATATCATAAACTTGTGTGCTTGTATCATCTTACAATACTCTGAATAATTGACACGAGAACTTACAGTTGCAAAGGATTTGTCTGCGAACATCTCTCTTATATTACCACGCTCACTTATATTTGTGTGTTCTGAATGGTTTATGTATAGTAAATTTGTTGGTTTAGGATCATAACTCATATGAGATTTTATAATCTCTTGTCTATCATCAGACTCATATAATTTTCTTTGCAATCCATATGGAAATGGATGTAGTTTACCACCAAAACCAATTGCATTTGCTGCATATATTGCTAAAACATTCTGTGGTATGCGTGATTGTATGTCGTCTGTGATAGGTGTATCTTCATTATTACAAAAAATAATAAATTTTGTTTGCTTCATTAGCATAATTTCTGCTAAAACACGCAACAAATTATTTTTTCTCATCAAATCATTCACTCTTTTTTGATCATGAGGAGTGCCACATTTTATTTCTCTTTCATATAATCTTATATTATCAATGAACAGTGTCATAAACTCACTACCATTGACTTTTTTAATAAAATCTATATTACCTTCGTTTGCATCTCTCATGAATGCTTTAGGAACACCTCCTAAACAACCTGCTTGATCACCAAAATCATAATCACATAGACTTGCGATTGCAGGACCGTCAATTATATTCATAATTTATATTTAATGTAAAACGAACCTCTTTACTGGGAGACGAACTTGAGTGGTATATCTTACCATCAAAAAGTATGACCTTTCCTCTTTCTGGAGGTTCTTTATGTATGACATTCAAATCATCATCAAAAAAGAATGTGTCCCCATCAGAGTCATTAGGATAGTATAATCCTACCCAGTGTTTTTTGCCAGGTTTATCAACATGTGCATTATGAGGTATGCCAAACCTCTCTGGTTTAGGATACTGTAATGTCATGTGTGCTCTAAACATTTTATTGTTAGGAAGACCTATCGTTCTACCTATATCGTTCCATGGAAACATCATGAAGTGATCTGATATCTTACCGTTTAGTAAGAGAGAGTGAGAAAAGTAAGGATTCATCTCCTTCCTCATCCCATAAGGATCTTCATTACCATAAGCACAGTCTTTGAAATAGAAGTAAGGTAACGTATAACATACCTCTTCTATATTATCTACCATCTTAGGTAGTAACTTATATCTTGTAACTAAAGAGGAATTGTCTTTGCTCATCGGTGTTCTCCCATTCGCCAGATTTGATGTAGTCAGGTAAGTCTAACATGTTTACTTCTATGTCGCCACCCAATAGCATTTTCCAATTCAAATGCTCTGTCATGTGAAGGTTTGTGCAGTAAAACTTCTCAATATTTCTACTACACAATGCAGCAGCAACAGCAAATGTTCCTACACCTGAACTAGCAATATTTTTTGCACTAAGAAGTGTGCCAAAATCTTCTGCCACACTTTTAGATTGTATTGTAACCTTTGGATTCTTTCTAAGTTCATCTAGTATAGGGTTGTGATCATCTCCTTCAGTAACTACTATCACTTTATTAAATTCTTCAATGAGTGAAGTGTAAAAACAAAGAGGATTAGGGATATAATTACAAGGGTTAGAAATGTTTTTGTCAAAAATATCTCCACTCCTGATATGAATAACAATAGTATCATCAGATATTTTTGTTGTCGGAACGTCAAGTTGGGGACTGATCCATGTCTTACAAATGTGCCTAATATCTTTACGAATCTGGTAGATAGGTAAATCAATTTCTTGATGTGGTCCTTCATAGTAAAAAAACTTCGAGGATATTTCCTGAATGCTATGTCCAAACGATGTCTTGTGCTTCTCGATGATTTCATGATCTAATGGTTGTTCAAATGTACCACCAATATTTTTTGCAATTAGTGTGCCTAAAGCACATTGTTGAATGTTGTTACCTAATCTACCATACCAATGTGATAGTTTAAGAGTCATTTGCCACAGTTACCGTATGCAACATATTTCTTACCTGTTATATCTTTGTCTTTCTCAGCATAATATAACTCTTTTGAGATCTCACCCATGATCCAATTATATGTTCTACGAATACCATCTTCCAGTGTCATGACATAATTCCAATCAAGTTTTTCTTTTATCAAATCATTGTTGGAATTACGTCCCCTTACACCTATAGGTCCTTCAATATAATTTTTTTCAATAATTTTTTTAGCAACGGTAGCAGTGGTATCTACGAGTTGATTGATAGTGACCATCTCTTCGGATCCTATATTTACAGGTCCTATAAAATCAGAATCCATAAGTCTTCGTGTTGCTTCTATGCACTCATCAATGAACAAAAAGGAACGAGTTTGTTCACCGTCTCCCCACACGTCTATGGTGTCAACTGTATCTGCGTAGGCAACTTTTCTACAGATTGCTGCTGGTGCTTTTTCTCTTCCTCCGTACCAAGTTCCTTCTGGTCCGTATATATTGTGGTAACGAGCAATCCTAACAGGGATATCGTAGTTGCGATGATAAGAGAGATATAACCGTTCACTGAAGAGTTTTTCCCATCCATATTCGGAATCAGGGTTGGCAGGGTAGGCGGAAGTTTCACGGCAATCTGGGTTTTTAGGGTCTTGTTGGTTATGTTCTGGATACATACATGCTGATCCAGAATAAAATATCTTAGTTTTATAATTTAATTTTGGTCTATTACACTCTGTCCATTCTTTCTCTACACCATCAAAGGTTTCATTAAGTTTTCTTTGCTCTTCTAAAACATTCAAATTTATTTGACAAGAGTTGTGCATTATATTAGCATCATTCTCACCAGTAAATACAAATCCTGCACCTCCCATATCAGCAGCAAATTGGTATATTTCATGAAATGGTTCAATAAGTTTATAAGGTACCTCATAATTAAAATTATTGGGATAAGGTCCTTTGTACTCAAGACATTTACTTACAAAGTCTGCATCACGTAAGTCACCTATTATGAACTCATCTGCACATGTTTTTGAGAATTGTGGATGTTTCAAATCAACACCACGCACCCAGTATCCCTCACCTTTCAATCTCTTTACCATATGAGATCCTATAAATCCACCAGCACCTAAAACTAACGCTGTTTTTCTTGGTTGATGATCAGTCATTATTTTCTTTTGAATAGTTTTCTATTATTTCATGTATGTAGTCTAGCATAGGAACTGTAATAACGGGTGAAGTTCCTAGAAAAAATACATTATCTAATACACTTGAAGCATTAGGATAGTTTGATGCAGGTTCAAGGTGTTTGTAAGCAGGGTGCATTAGGATATTGCCTGCAAAATAATTTCTAGTCTGCACACCTTTACTCTCTAGATATTTTACAAGGTGGTGTTTACCGCCCTCATAGATAATGGGACAACCAAACCATGAGGTTTCTGCGTGGTCTTTTTCTTCAACAACCCTGCAACCAGATATTTGCATGAAGACTTGATGCAAAGCTCCTTTGTTCAAACGACGGACATAATGTATCTCATCTTGCTTCTTCAATTGCACAAGACCAATAGATCCTTGAAGGTCAGCAGGTTTGAGATTGTATCCTTGGACTCCAAAGACATACTTATGATCGACATCCTTGTCATACCCTTCCAACCAACGATCAAACCTGTTGTTACAAACACCGTTGGGCAATTTATTTTGGGATCCTACACAAAAGCAACCACGACCCCACCAGGCATAAGATCTAGCGATTTGAATCACCTCTTCGATGTCAGAGGACACCATTCCACCTTCAATAGTGGTGATATGATGTGCTGGATAAAAAGAACAAGACGCTGCGACGGCATGTTTGGTGAGAAACTCATCTCTCCATTTGCTTCCGAGGGAGTCACAATTGTCAGCGATGTACTTAAGTTTATGCCTATCAACAATGTCAAGGAACTTATCAAAGTCATAGGGATTTCCAAGGACGGGTGAACTAAAAGCAGCAACTGTTCTATCGGTAATTTTTGACTCTAACATATCAAGATCCCAGTTGAGATCTTCCATATCTATATCCACAAACACAGGTTTCAACCCTGCTTGTATTATAGGGTTGATAGTAGTAGGAAATCCACAAGCACAAACCAATATCTCATCACCATCTTGCCAATCAAAATATTTTTTGAGTGCAGCAATCATTACCAAATTAGCAGACGATCCACTGTTCACCATAACAGAGTGTTTGAAACCAAACCTCTTACCAAAAGCACGTTCAAACTTATTAACCTCTTCTCCTGCAGGTAACCATTTGCCACCTAACAAAGTGGTTATGGCAGCAGTCACCTCTTGATCATCCCAATAAGGACCTGAATAATATATTGGATCGCCAGGCTTCCAGTTTTGATTAGGTAAATACGGCATGATATTGTAATTACCAGAATTTTGTAATTGAAATACAAAATTTGAGACCTGTTCTTTTAGGTTATACATAAATCCTTGACTAAAAATTCATTTGTAATGTGCTGTGTAAAACCAAGTAACTTAAGTTTACTTGTATCCATCCAAAAATTTTGTGTTTGAACATTATTATGAAACTCAGGTGGTTCCATGTTTAGCACTCTACCCCTTGTTCTTGTATAATGCTCTGCAAGTGTTATGATTTCACCCACACTAGTTGGTTCACCAGAACCAATGTTGTATGTTGAGTTGATATCTCCCTTATCCATAACAAGTTTGATAGCACGACACACATCATCCACATGCATTATATCACGTGTGTGTGACCCGTTATCATATAAACTCACGTCTCTATCTGCTTTCAACTCATTTATCATCCATTGAATAGCATTTTTTTTACGAGATGCTTTAGGATCACTAGGTCCCATAACATTACATAGTCGTAAAATCCTATATTTCATGCCAGTGGTTTGAGCAAAAGATTTGATAAGATTCTCAGCACAAAGTTTTGTGATTGAGTAGAACCCTTGTGGGTTGCAGTGAGCGTCCTCTCTTGCTGGAAGTGTTCCTTTTCCATAAACAAACCAAGAGGAGAGAAAATTGAACGTAATGTTCTCTGACCTGCAGTGGTCAAGAACCTCGCAAAGAACATGTAAATTAGTGTCAACATCAAGTGTTATTTTATCATGGACATTGTAATTGTCCACTGTTGATATTGTATACAAGATATCATCGCTCTTAGGTTTACGATCATCCTTATTAATAATATCAACCTCAGGTTCGTACATGTGGTAGAAGTTTCTACCAATAAAACCTGGTCCGTAAAGTGAAATCATGTTAATCTATTGAGATACCATCTAACTGTGTCTTTTATACCCAATTCAAAATCAATGATAGGTTTCCATCCTAAATCAGAAGTAATTTTAGAATGATCCATACCATATCTTTTGTCTATGCCAGGTCTATCGTGTGATATTCCAATAAGGTCATAGGGTTTTTTCATATAATTTAATATCATTTTTGTTACATCAATATTTCTCATCTCACAAGATCCACCTATATTATATTTTTCATTTATTACTTGTGCCTCATCTATCATAACCAACGCTCTACAGTGATCATGAACATGTAACCAATCTCTTATTTGACGACCACCACCATGCATGTATGTTATTTTTTCACTCAAAGCATTGTTGACAACTAAAGGTATTAATTTTTCTACATGCTGACGAGGACCATAATTGTTAGAACAATTTGTAATAATATAAGGTAAACCGTATGTATTATTCCAAGAAGTAACAAAATAGTCAGACGCTGCTTTGCTTGCTGAGTAGGGGTTTCTTGGGTCGTAGGGGGTTGTTTCTTTGAATAAATCTGTATCTTCATACTCAAGTGATCCATAAACTTCATCAGTGGATATGTGATGAAATTTTTGTATGTCTGCTTCTAAACTAGCATTAAGTAAATTGATGGTGCCTATAACATTTGCCTCTAAAAATGGTCGATAATTTTTTATTGAGCGATCAACATGACTCTCAGCAGCAAAATGAAATACTTTTTTTGGTTTGTATTTTTTAAACAAATAATTGACATGATCTTCATTGGATATGTCACACCACTCAAAAATAAATTGCTTATCATTTGGCACATATTCTAGATCAGCAGCATAAGACAAATTGTCTATAACAACAATCTGATTATCCCATTTCTTTTTGATATGATGCAAAAAATTACTACCAATAAAACCAGCACCACCAGTAACAATATATGTCATCAATAATGTCCCCAAGTAAAATGATCAACACGATTGAAGTCATCTTCTAATCTAACGATGTCATCCTCTTTACAATCTCCACGTTGAACCTCAATAATTGTTATACCATTTTTACCACCCTTAATTCGATGCCTCTGCTCAATACCAATGAAAAATGTATCACCTATCTTTGCTTCTTCTTCCACATCATTGCGGGTGATGATACCATCACCCTCAACGACAACCCAATCCTCTGTTCTATACCTATGAAATTGATATGATATTCTCATGTCAGGTTCAATCCGTAATTGTTTTACACAATACTTCTTTCCTCGTTGGAGAACCTTGAACCATCCCCAAGGTCTAAATTCTTTTTGTATCTTCATATTTTTACACCTGCACTCATAAGATCATACTCAACTTCATCCATTATTATATCATAATCTTTTTCTTTATCATTGTAGAGATAAATTTTTTTTTCTTTGTAGTAATCGTAAATTTTTTTATACAGATGAGGGTAATCATATTCAAGATCACTACTACCCTCAACTGCTGCTATAAGTTCTCTTGTATTGTTTTTGAATTTTGCGAGAAATTGACCTCTTGTCATTTATCTTTGTAGAATACACTTATATTATAAGATTACGAAACGTCAAAGTCAAGTCGTCATTTATTTCTAAAGTAATCCCTTATCGCCTCATAGTCTAACTTATTATTGATAAGAAATAAATCATAATCTAAAATTGCAAATCTCGATATCTCAAATCTATCTTCTAATTGATAATACAATTTCATTACTTTGTGATGAAGATCTTCTTGATCCTCCCACACCGCTAGATAAACTTTATTATAAAGTGTATCATGCACTATATTACAATCTCTAACATACTTATTTGCGATTGAATTAAGATAACTAAGATAAAATTCTTTTTTGTTTATGGTTACTAAATCAGATTTACCAAGAGAATTATAACTTCCGTCATCTAATTTCTCATATCTATCATCCATAGCACCAACAACATCATAAACTGGCACGAGCATAAAAGGTCTATCATTTATTATATCGATTGTATAAAAATCATCAACCTCAATTAATCTGTTACTATCATCTCTAATAAAAATAGGAGTTCCTATCTCGGTGTTACCAATCCATTTTCTAAGAGTGGAGGACTCAATGACATCAGTGGTGACATCATATTTGTGTTGAATGTTTACATCAGATATTAATGCTGCAAGAATAAAAAATATATTTTTCTCGACTTGAACGTTACCACTTAATAATTTTGAGTTCCTTTTACCAAGAGAAAACATATACTCATGTGTGTGTTCTATGAGTCTTGAATTATCAATAGATCTAATAAAAACACTATCAGGTTTTGCTTGAATTTTTTTATTAGGTTCGTCGTCATTCCAATCATCTTCATCTACATTATGTTCAGATACACTTGATAAAATTGATTGGTCACCAAAGTAATAATCTATTGATCCTAATTTATCAATTACCTCTGGTACATAAAAAGGTATACTATATTTTTTCTCTTCAAATAATTTTTCTGTAAAGGGAGATACTTCAAGGATGATAGTAATCAAACCTAGTTCAGCACAAGCTAATAATAGGGATACATAATCTTCCCCAGTCAAATTGTTCACAACAGTTTGCCCTGCCTTTGCAGAGTATTTTTTCTCTAATAGATTTTTATATCTATCAACACCAGAAAAATCTCTAGTTGACTTGCGAGATATTATCATTCACTGCTCTCCAATCATTCTCAAATAATTGTAATCCTTTATCTGTTAAAATATGATTGTACATACCCTCAAAAACTTTGGGTGGTATAGTGCATATATGAGCACCATATTCAAACGCTCTACTAACATCTCTTACACCTCTAATGGAAGCACCGAGTATCTCAGTTTTCTTCCAGTTTTGCTTGGCATATGTATTTGCAATGTCCTTTATAAGGCATAGACCACCGAAGGAATTGTCATCAACTCTACCTACAAATGGTGAGACATATGTAGCACCTGATTTAGCAGCGAGTATTGCCTGTGCCACTGAAAATATAAGGGTTACATTTACCTTGACTAAAGATCTTGACAATTCTTTACAAACATATAATCCATCAGGTGTGCATGGCACTTTAATAGTTGCATTCTTACCAAATTTATTGGCAAGTCTGCGTCCCTCCAAAAGCATTTGTTCTCTAGTACCAACGACTTCCATGCTTACATCTTGTATACCTAAGTCGATGAGTTGTTTGTAAACATCTTCTGGATCTCTCCCACTCTTTCTTATAAGAGTTGGATTAGTGGTGATACCATCCACTAACCCCGTAGCATAATGCTTCTCAATGAGGTTTGTATCAGCAGTATCCAAAAAGATTTTCATGTTATAAAGTATTTTTTTGTATTATATAGTGCTTAGTGATACAAGTCAAGTAAAATTTTGAGTATTTGTGCTAAATAAAAAAAAACTTCCTAACAAAATGTTAAGAAAACTTCTATTGGTATCTTCTATATTATTTGCTTTTGGAAGTGATGCAAAAGCTGACATCACTCATCGTATGACCTCTTCTATTCAAATTGGTGTTAATGCTGCTGCAACTCAAGTTGATAGAATAGGAAGTACATACACCAGTTCTGGTTCTGGTGTCACGTTAGACGTTGGTGGTGGTAACTCTGCTGACGGTAACGTTGGTGGACTAGGCACACTCACTGACGGTGTTGGTCAAGGTTCCATCGCTACTGCCACACAAACAAGTGCTGGCGGAGCATATAGTTTTTCACAATCTTTCATAGAAGGTGATGCGATTTCAACCACTGCACCTTCCGTAGGTGCTGTAAGTCCATACTCTAGTCAAACATCTACAATTGCAGGCACAGGAACTGGCACAGGAACAGTAACAAGTGGACATACTGTCACAGCAGTTGGTGGAGGAAGTGGAACAACAACCACAGGACAATTTGTAACCGAACTAACTATTAACTAGCATACGATGAGAAGGGTTTTTATACTACTTCTCATCCTCTTTCCTACAAAGGTAACGGCAGTTCCCGTGGTCCCAAATTTTACTCAGGGATCTATGACCAGCCATACGGAAACTACCTCAACCGTGACCGAGACAATTAATTCAGTGGATTTTAGAACAGGATGGGAGTACACAGTGACAGGGGTAGGTATCTCAAACAACGGAGAACCAATCAACCCCTCAGTAAACAATTCAACAGTGCAAGTAAACCCAACAGCAGATGGAAACGGAGGGGTAACAGGCACCGTTACAAGTTCCTTCGACTCCTTGGATCTATCAAATCAAGGAAACTTTACGTTGACAACAGATGGGGGAGCTTTTCAATTCACACAAAGTTATTCTGGACCTGGCATGACCAACCAGACTCTCATCCAGAGAACAACAGTTATAGAAAGCGTAACAGATACAACAAGCACCTTTACTCAATAAGTACATTAGTACTATCGTTACTAAGTCCCACGATTTCTTTAGCACAAGGGGTAGGTGGTGTTAGTGCCACTGCAAATCCCATTGCGAATAGTTCAGGCTCAGTCACCAACCAGGCAATTCAGGTGTTGCAAGGTCCTTACATAACAAATACCTATGGTGGTGGCATACAATGTCAAGGTGCCACTGCAAATTTTACACCATATGTGCAGTTTAGCGACTCAAGAAAAGATCCTTGGGAAGATTTTTATAACGAACCACAATATAACACTACTGACTTAGTTGGTAGAGTGACTAAACAAACAGTATCAGTAAAAAATTATCCATGGGAACCATGGTATGATGATAGAACGTATGTTAATGCAGAAGGAGAGACAGTAAGATGGTTTCCTGATGGATCAACCATAGATATTGAAATGGATATAGACGGTCCTGATGGTGTACCTGACGCAGTACAAAATGGAAGCATGGAACCAACATGGTATAAACCAGTTCGCACTGACATGAGGGCAAATCAATCATTCAACGTTGGTCTCTCTGCTACTTTATCAATGCCATTAGATAGAAAATTATCAAAGTTATGCAAACAAGCAGCAGAGACACAGATAGCACAGCAACAACAAATAACTGCGAATAAGAGATTAGATTTTGAGATAGCTAGACTAAAAAATTGTGGTGAGTTAAAGCAAAAGGGTATTATGTTTGCTAAATCATCAAGATATTATAGTATATGTGAAGATGTTATAGTAACAAAACCTGCACCTGGCACATTACCTGACCACACACATCAGTTGGGAAAGATTAATTCTTCCGAGACCTCATCTTCTCAAAATTCTTCGGAAGAAGACCCTTCTTCTCCCGATAAAGATTCGTCCTTATCTCAGAAGCAGTCGGACGGTAAGGGGTTTTTCCAATGGCTGTCTTTACCTTGGCGACAACCTTCTTCACAACAGGTTTCACAACCTTCAGGAGCAGATCTGCTAAAGGTTTGGCAAGTAGGGCAGATGAAGTCGCCACAAGAGCAATCCCCGCAGTAGTTGTCACCACTGCTGGACTAGGTAGATACTTATCCACCCACGTAACATCCTCATATAAAGTTATACATACAGTCTTATCATTATTCCATTCGTGACCTATTACTTTTTCATTTTTACTTGTGGTAAAATCACCCACACGTAAATCAGTAGGACTTGGGCACTCCTCTTCCTTCTTTGTGTTTGGTACATCAGGTGTGTTTGCACCTAATGGTGGTGTAGGAGGAGGTGATGTATCCTCTTCTGTTGCCTTTGCCTCAGGTTCTTTAGGTGTGACAGTTGTCCAACTTAATTGACTATGTTGATACTCAGGTGGGTCATAATATGGCATGCCGTTGTCACACAATACAGTGTTACCCTTGGGGTCATCGTCAACAAGCATCTTATTTTTAGATCTTTGTCTGAGATTTTCTTTATGAACCTTTACACAACCTGGCATATCAACTATAGGTTTACCTACATCAATTGTCACTGGTGCTGATGGTGGCAAAATAGATGGTGCAGATAAGAAAGACTTTGGTATATCTACCTCTCTTATATTGGAAACCTTAATGTCATTGATAATATTTGAACCTGTAATTTGTCTAATTGGAGGTATAACGATACGTCCACCTTGTATCCTAATTACAGGTATCATTTTAGAATTTCTTTTCTATAGTCCTTAGTTTTTAATTTTTCCTCGACAACCACTCTACCAGTGGTGGTTCCAATCATCTCTATAATTCTCTGATCAATATATTTTTCAAGCTCCCTCATTGTTTTCTGCACTACCGCAGTCTCTCTTTTAGCAGGTCCGTCGTTCACCTTATCTACGACAGCACCACCGCCCACTATACTGGCAGTTCCCACTGCTATTGCTGCTGTGCCACCAGTTATTGTTTTCTGTAAATCCATACAATATATATCTTACTTACCATCTCTCTTCATCCTTTCATACATTTCTTTCGATGCAATATGTCCAGTCCAATCACTTGGGTAATATTTTTCCATAAGGTGAGGGACAATCATTGTCGTTGGATATCCTGATACAAAATAAAAATAAACTTTTTTTTCGTCTGGAAACTCAAAGTGTGGATACCTTATACCTCTCATAATATTTTTAACTTATTCATTTGGCCAGAAATAATCGTATCTCATTATGTAGTATATCACAACTCCTACACAAATCAAGAGTATTGCTATCATCCACACTATACTCCAAACCACCATGATTAATAATAAATTGATTTCATTATAAAATCTTTAGATAGATCAGGTTTGCCAAACATATCTAATTGAAGACCCTCAGCATCTACAAAAAAATCATCATCAAGTTCTTTGCGACAGTGTTGCCAGTAATATGTTCCGTCTTCTCTCTTCCAAAAATAACTTGTATTGTGTGAGTCAAGTAGAAACACACTCACTAGTTCCTGATGTCTTTGCCAACAGGGATCTTCTAATCTTTTTTCATATTCAGACATGTAACATCATAGCGTGTTGTAGTTCTTTTGCATGGTTAAGTTCGTCTTGAGCAATCTCTGCAATTTTTGTATCTTCTGGGTGATATGCAAGATATTTACTATAAGTTTCGTAGGCATGCTTTTCAATTTTCATGTTGATGTCGTAAGCGTCCATAGGATCAACGAGATAGTAAACAACCATGACCCAATAATAAAATAGAACAAGATGTTTGGCAAAGAACCTATCAATCCAGTGCTTATCGCCCTCCCTACTCTCCATCTCTTCCAAATGTTCTGTTTCATTTAATGATTGCCAAAAATGTTCCTTCATAAGATGAGTGTGTTCATCACCTCTAAGTCCTAATGACTCCTTAAAATGCAGAACACTTATAAAAGAAAAGTATGGTGCACGAGCAATTACCTCAAGAACCCAGAATCTTTGTATGTCTCTGCCTCTGTACAAATAGTCAAGGATAGATATTGAGAAATCTAAAACAACTGTATTGAGTTTTTTCATATTTTTTTAGAACCTATGAGTATATATACTTATCGTTTGACATCGTGAGCACAACCATCACCAGTATAATTATCACTGTCATAATATCCTCCTTTAGTGCCAAAGAAAAGGCACAATGATACAAAAGGAAGTGCCGTGGTTATAAGTATAATTTCTAAGGTCATGTTACCTAGTCACGTTGTCTCCAATCATCGGATCTCTCATTATGAAACCAATCCACAACATCTTGTGGATCACAAAAACCCCTTAGATGTCGAGTTGAATCGGGGTCTCCTATATTCAACTCATTCAGAAAAGTGTCCTCAGGATTTGTTGCCATTCTTCTGGCAGTGTTCATCATACCTCTTGCAGAGGTATTTGCTTTTGCAAGTTTATTCGCCCATATCATGTCGTCTAGACTAACCTCTGTTCTTGCAGCAATATCTCTACAGATTGCCTCTAAACGCAATCTATATTGTGGTGATAGCATTTGTATGTAATAGGTATACTATCTATGCATCAATCAAAGAACCTGATCGTCTTACGTAATCAAGTCCAGACTCATTGGTGCATCTATAAACAGCATGAGGATGTGCCTGTAACTCTGGCACATCCTCAATAGCGTGTTGTATCGCTTCGTATGAGTCTTGTGCATACTCACAAATCTCATGGTTATTTAATTGACTATCGTGATAGCCTATTGTGTAATGGGGCATGATCTTTCAATCCCAGTATACAATTAATTATACTAAGACAAAGTTTTACTTTCAAGACTATGTGTCCTAATCAATATTTCTCTTTAGCAATCCTTGAATTCAGAAACTATATCACCACCAATATTTGACCCCTGTTCACCACCAAACATTGTTACCCAACCAGAAGCAATCCAACCAACAAAAGGAATGTTAGCAAAGGCAGGAGCAACACTAGCACCAACGCTAGAACCGACAAGTCTACCTGTTTGTTTTCCTGCTCCAATTGCTTCGATGCACTCAACTGTTCTTTGTGAGACACCTTCTGTTGGTGCTGGTATAGCAGAGGGATCAATCCATGCTGACTTGGTAGAGACAGGTCCACCATGGTGTGCTGCACCGTCCATTGTGTACTCGATGACCTCTGTGAGGGTATCTTTACGAAAAAACCCACCTTTATTTACTTCTCTAGTAGTCATCATAGTCTTAGGATCATTAGCTGTGTAACTAATTTTATATCCATCCTCAGAAACTGAGGCAATGTAAGAAGTATACTCTCCCACAGGGATATTTAAACTAGGTAATTTAGATACTGACTTGTTAGTGGCAACAAGTCCTATCATACCAATGTGTCCAATTCCTAGGGTCGTACCTAGGGTAATAGCAAACCACTTGTTCATAATTACATTTTGTATGTGTCCTCTTTTTTAGGTGTTTCTGCAATGATTTTGAGTGGTGCTTGCTCAATCCTTATAGTTTGAACAGGTCCACCATTACCTCCATTGCCGATACCATTACCGTTCATCTTCATAGTGCCATCACCCTTCTTAGAAGCGGTCTGAATCCCAAAGCTAGCTAAAACTCCCGTAAAAACAGAAGCTATAAAAGTCGGGTCGATCTTTTGTTGTGGCACACCAGGTATGGCAACATAATTTAAAG